GGGTGGTCGGTTGCCGGTTGCGCCCCTTCGTATCATAGGGAGCGATTTATAAATTTCCGCTGAGTGAATTATGCCCGAGACACCCTTAGCGCAAGAGATGATTTCCAGGGCCGACGCGGACAACTTGCCACTCGACCACCCGATCAGGTTGGCGGCATTGGCATTTGAAGAGGCTGCGATGGGGATAATCACCGAACCCCGGACGCATACCACTAAGCAGTGCATGGGAAGTTGGGCCAAAGCAAGACGGCTATGGGCAGAGTATTCAGGATGCAACTTAATATAAATTTCCGCTGAGTCGTTTCAACCGTCCGATTTTAGCGGACAGTTCACTCGCCCCTTGTACACAGTGAGAATTGCAGAAACCCCGGATTGGAGAGCAAAAGTGGTGCGTAACAGGCCGACAGGATTAAGGAATAGGCTCAGTGTGTATATAATATACTCTACTACTAATGTACACACTGAGACTCTATCCGTCCGTTCTCCCAATTTTCGACCTGCCCTTTACCTTAGAAATGGCAGCTTCTCGGGCCGATCAACCGCCAATAGTGCGGCGAAGCAGACCCACCGTCCTTGCCTGGGGTTGGCCGCAAAGAGATGAGTGAACTAGCAGTAGACATCCCCGACAAACTTGCCTTCCTCTTTGAGCCTATGCGCTACAAGGTGGCAAAAGGCGGAAGATGTTCAACAAAATCGTGGAGTTACGCTAGGGCATTGCTGGCAATAGGCAGGGCGAGACAGACCCGCGTATTGTGTACCCGTGAAGTCCAGAAGTCGATCAAGGATTCGGTTCATCGGTTGCTGGCAGACCAGATTGAGAGGATGTGGCTGTACTACCACTACGAGGTCTTAGACTCCGAGATCCGGGGAAAGAACGGCACGATATTTAGTTTTTCAGGACTTTCGTCTCACACGGTAGACAGTATTAAGTCGTTTGAGGGCGTCGATATCTGCTGGGTTGAAGAGGCACAGGCTTTAAGCAAGCGGTCCTGGGATATCTTAATCCCGACCATTCGTAAAGATGGGTCAGAGATATGGGTCACGTATAACCCTGACCTTGAGACTGACGAGACGCATGTCAGGTTTGCCATTAACACCCCGGAGAATTGCATCATCGTCCACATGAACTACTCGGACAATCCGTGGTTCAATGATGTGATGGAAGCAGAGCGTCTTCATTGCCAGAAATTCTACCCGAAGGACTACCCGAACATCTGGGAGGGTAAATGCCGACCAGCCGCCGAGGGTGCGATTTACTACGATGAGATGCAGGCGGCACAGGACGAGGGCAGGATTTGTAATGTGCCATACGACCCGATTCTGAAGGTGCATGTGGTTGTTGACCTTGGCTGGAACGACACTCTTTCGATTGCGATGGTTCAGCGGAATTTAAGTGAAGTGAGGGTCATTGACTACCTTGAGGGCGACCATAAGACTTTGGACTGGTATTCGATCCAGTTAAAGAAGCGTGAATACAACTGGGGGGGGGTGTTCCTGCCTCACGATGGTTTTTCAGGGAATATAGCATCAGGTGGCAAGACTTGCGCTGATACGTTTACCGCTTTGGGATGGGTTGTGCCTGGTAGAGAGTCGATCATCGAGGTTGACGTTGAGGGCGGTATTCGACTTGCCCGAATGATGATGGCCCGGACGTATTTCGACAAGAAGAAGACCGGCAAGTTAGTCGAGCATTTGAAGCGGTACAAGAGGTCAATCAATCGCACCACACAAACCGCTGGTGCTCCGTTGCATGACGAGCACAGTCACGGTGCCGATTGTTTCCGATACATAGCCTGTAATGAGGGGTCCATGAGAAACGAGATGAAGCGACAGAGACGCATCCCCCCTCCGGTGAACTGGAGAGTTGCATGAAAGAATGTACGCTTGAAGTCTTTACAGGTTGGCTAGAGGAAATCTTCAATCAGCCTGCATGGAGAAGTAGAGCAGACAAGGAGATGGACTACATAGACGGCAACCAGTTAGACGCTGCCGTTCTGCTGGCACAGAGGGAGAAAGGTATTCCGCCTTCGATAGAACCGTTGATGGGGGGGGTGATTGACTCTCTGTGTGGGATTGAGGCGTTGAATAGACGGGATTGGCTGGTAGGTTCTGACAAAAAAGACAATGAAGGGGAGCAGGTAGCAGAGGCGTTCGCTTTCAAGTTGAACCAGGCAGAAAGAATGTCGAAGGCTGACCTGGCATGTTCCAAGGCGTATAAATCACAAATTTCAGTAGGACTGGGATGGGTAGAGGTTGACCGTGAACCGGACCCGTTTAAGTATCCTTATCGGTGTTTGCATATTCACCGGAATGAAATCTGGTGGGACTTCCTGGCGAAACAGGACGACTTATCTGATGCAAGATACTTAGTCAGGCGAAAATGGACCCCAGTTGACCAGGCAGTGTTGATGTTCCCCGGCAAAGAGAAGCTTATCAGGGGAGCGGTAACGAGTTGGCAGAGTGTTGATGCGCTGAGTTCTTACTTGACCGATGGGGGGTCTAGTACAGAACTTTCTATGGGTATCGAGCGCGGCTGGTCAATTGAGGAACAGGAATGGCGGGACGGGGTAAATGGCAGGGCATGTCTGTTTGAGGTCTGGTATCGGGTCTGGGAGCGGGCGTTGGTATTGAAGATGAGAGACGGGAGAATCTTGGAATACGACAAGAAGAATCCCCTTCATTTACAGGCCGCTGCCGTAGGTGTTCCACTGGTAGAAGCGAATATCAGTAAGGTCAGGCTGGCTTGGTTTCTTGGGCCTCATAGACTCTATGATGGTCCTAGTCCGTATAAGCATGGCAAGTTCAAGTACATTCCGTTTTGGGGCAAGCGAGAAGACCGAACAGCCGTCCCTTACGCGCTTGCACGGGGCATGATGTATCTGCAAGACGAGATCAACGCCAGGACAAGCAAGATGCAATGGATGCTTGGGGCTACTCGAACCATCCGAACAGAGGGCGCAGTCTTCGATACTGACGAAGTTTTCCGAAGTATGGTCGGCAGGAGTGACGCTGATATCATCCTCGACCAGACCGAAATGGCGAAACCTGGGGCGAGGTTTGAGATTGAAGACAACTCTGCCCTGACCCAGCAGCAATATGACCGCCTAGTGGACGCTAGAGAGGCCCTGAAGCGTGTTTCTCGCATTGCTGAGGCATACATGCAGGGGAACAAGGCTGGCATGGCTCCGGGCGACCTGAACCGCCTTGCAGAGCAATCTGTGCAGGGGCTTCCTGACCTGAACGATAACTTTGCTTTTGCAAGAGCTGAAGTTGGAGACGTTCTTCTGTCATTGCTGATAGAAGACACAATGGAAGAGGAAGAGGTCACCATCCCAGGCACCGCAATCAACGAATCGAAGACCATTGTCCTGAACAAACCTGAAGGCGATTTCCTGACCAACGATGTCCAGCGCACGAAACTGAAGGTCACGCTCTCAGAGGTTCCGAGTACCCCGTCTTACAAGGCGCAACAACTGACTTCTTTAGCGGAGATTGTCAAGTCGATGCCTGAGAAATACCAGGAACTTGCATTCCCCCATATCTTTGACTTAACCAACGCGCCGAACAAGAAGGAACTGGCCGAGGCTGTGCGAAACATGACCAATGCGCCCAATCCAGAGGTTGAAGCGAAGACAAGAGAGTTGGATATCAAAGAGAAACTTGCCGACGCGCAGATATCTTCCCTTGTCACCAAACAGGTCATCGACCGGATTGAGGCGATTTACTCAGCGGTCCAGGCTGGTGTCCAGATCGTCACCATGCCACAAGTCGTACCTGTTGCCGATCAGGTGTTGAAGTCATCTGGCGGTGAAGACATGGACGAAGACCCGATTGTCGCGCCTGTCACTGGAATGCAGCAAGGCGCGATTCCGGTCGATCCTGTGACAACTGACGTACAGCAGAACACATCACCGATGTTTCCCCCGAGAATACAAGAACCTGAGATAGCAACTCCGGTTGCGCCAGCACTTGAAGAGACGCAACCGACCGGGGGGGCTATGACTGGCATTGAGGCAGAAGGCGTTCAACGATAATTTAATCTCTATTTGCTGCCAGGGCGATATCTGGCATGGAGCGTAGCATGGAAGCAGAACAGTATTTTGAGAAGTTGGAAGGAGAATTGACCGACGAGCAGATGGCCCGTTTCTTGACGGGTAATGGCGATACAGCAATCGAGGAAACGCCAGCCCTCGACACTGAAGAGGTCAAAGAGGAAGAACAGAAGGAAGAAGTCAAGCCGGTAATTCTTGCCAAAGACGGTGTTCATACCATCGAATACGAGAAGTTGGTCGAGGCGAGAAATGACGCTAAGGCCGCGAAAGAAGAGGTCGAATCTCTGAGAAATACCCTTGCAGAGAGAGAAGCCCTTCTTGAAAGTCTGAAGGCTGCAAAAGAACAGGACGCAGCAACCGGCACGACCGAGGCCACGGATTCATTGAGGGAATCGGTTAAAGAGGACTTCCCGGAATTGCTGGAGTTGATGGAGCATAGCAACGCCAGTGTGGTCAAAGAACTCCGGGCAGAGATGGCGGAACTGAAGAAACAAATCTCCGCTGACCTCGCCCCGGTAATGAAGACCACGAACGACACGATTGCTGAGAAGCACTTCGGCACGATCAGGGATGCCCATAAGGACTTTGACGATATTATGGCAGCACCTGAGATTATGGAGTGGGTGGACAAACACCCCGGCCCGATCAAAGCAGCCTACATGAACATCATTGAGCATGGCACCGCAAAGGATGTGATTGACATGGTAACCGCATTCAAGGACGCACACCCTGCCCCCGTTGGCGATACAACGGATACAGTCGCCATGAAAGCAGCAGAGGCCGAGAAGAAAGCCACCGGAAAGTCTGTACCCAAAAGCCTGTCTGATATCCCAGCTGGAACGGCGGCACATCACGATGAGGCTGGCGCGATGCAGAATATGACTCCCGTACAACTGATGAATAAATTCGTCGGGAAATCGCCTAACGAAATAATGGAGTTTCTCGACAGAACTATAAGATGAAACCTAATGAGGTAACACAATGGCAGTAACATCTATTCCCTACGGCTCCGACCAGGCGCTCGTAACTCAGGCCGCTGGTCTGTTTACGGCATCAATGGCCAGATTGACCAAACTCAATCGTCTGACCGGCAATCTTCCGCAGCAGGCCGACGCTGAGAATAACCTGAAATTCCAGTCGAAAAGTTCTTTGCCGGTAGTTCGGGCAATGGATTTGACAAAAAGTGCTGGCGATGAGATCAAGTTTGACCTGATCAATCCTATTACCGGCAAGCCGATCATGGGCAACAAGGTCGCGCAGGGTCTTGGTAAGAATCTGACCTTCTCCGGCGACAAGCTGCACATCGACCAGGCCCGTTTCCCGATTTCTGCCGGTGGTGTTATGGACCAGCAGAGAACCAAATGGCAGCTTCGGTCCCTGGCCCGTGAGCAGTCTTTCAATCTCATGACCCGCTACGAGGACCAGCTTCAGCATGTCCACCTGGCCGGTGCCCGTGGTTTCGCCAATGATGTCGAGTGGGTTGTACCTTTGGCCTCTGATGCTGACTTTGCAAGTGTCTGTGTCAACACTGTCAAGGCTCCGACCTACAACCGTCATTATATGTCCACTGGTACGGGCATTGAGTATGTCGCTGCTGCTGGCAGTGAGATCACCATGGCCTCTACCGACCTGTTCAACATGGACGTTGTTGATGCACTGGCAACGACTATTGAGGAAATGGCTCTTGCACCGCCTCCGGTAGTGTTCAAGGATGACCAGATGGCCGCTGACGATCCTATCCGCGTTCTGCTGGTATCCCCGAAACAGTACAACTCGTTTGTGAAATCCACGCAGAACTCCATTTCTTACCGGACCCTGATGGCTAACGCGGTTGCCCGTGGGCAGATGGCTAAGAACCATCCTCTGTTCATGAACGATTCCCTTCTGTGGCGCGGCATTCTCATTGTCAAACTGCCGAAACCGATTCGCTTCTACACTGGCAATGAGCTTCTACACTGTACTTCTCTCACCAGTGATACGGAAATCTCCGGCGATTTGATCCCCGCAGCTTTCACTACCGCCTACGCAGTTGACCGCGCCCTGCTTCTTGGCGGCATGGCACTTGCTGAGGCGTTTGGAAAGAGCAAGCATTCCGGCGCACCGTACTTTTTCGAGGAAGAAGAAACAGATTTCAAGAACAACCTGGAAATCGTCTGCGGTCAGATCGGCGGCAAGTCCAAAATCCGCTTTGACGTAGACCACGGCGTGTCTGTTCAGCCTACTGACTTCGGCGTTATCGCACTTGATACCGTTGTAGCACTGTAATCTAACTGGAGAATTATTATGGCAACTGTAACAAAGAAAAGCATTGCAACTGAAACCCGTATCGGCGGGGTGCCGTGGGGTAACGCCACCATCC